TATCTTCATAGACAACTCTAACATATTTTCAGCATCCCGCTGTTCTTGTGTAGCAACATCCCGTTGCATAATTTCTTTAGCTTTGGCAACTAGCATTTTAGCATCTTGATTACTAAATTGTGTTGCGATTGCTTTTTCTAATGTTCTTATACTGTCTATACTTTCAATAAAATCTTTTTTTAATGGTGATATTAAGTTATCATCATTAAATTGTTTTGCCATTTTAATATAAAGCCCATTAACTTTGTTAACTACTTCTTGTCTATTAGTTAAATCATTTTTAGTGCTTAAGGTTTCAGCAATAGCAAAAACCGCTTTGGCAATGATTGTAGGTTGATTATCTATTATATCAACAAACGGCATTTTATAAGAAGCAAATTCATTATCTTTTTCGCTGTCGCAGTGTAAAAAGTATTGCGAATAATCGTCGCTAGGTTCATCAATAGATTGAGTAAAGTCTTTAATGTTTTGAATGGCTTTTTCCATATCCCAGTCTTTTTCTCTATCAGCTATCGGCAAGTTTAGCTCAACATTTTTATAGCTTTGTAAAGTTGCTTTTTCATTTGCAGGAAAGGTAACCAGCGATATTTCATATAAATTAACTTCTTTTAATCTTCTAATTCCTGTTTTGTTGTCAATCTCGGAAACTTCAGTTGAATAACCAATTGAGAAGCTGTTAAGAGAGCCAATTTTAATTTGTGGTATCAATCTATCTCTAACAAAAGCATCATCTTTAGGTAGTCTAGCTTCAAATAATAAACCGTCATCATCCTCTTTTATGTTATCAATAATTCCAATAGGAACATCTTTCATATTGTGTCCCCATAGCAATTTTGGCATTCTTTTTTTTAAACTTTTTTTGAAAGCTCCTTTATCAACTGCGTCATTAACTAAGTCAACATTGCTAAAAGTTGAGCCATAGGCTTTTACATTGAAATAAAGATCGTCTTCTTCACTCTCTTTAAATTCAAATTTACATTCAAAAGTTTTAAATTGTTTCATTTTTTCGTCATTACTAATTGATAAAGCCCAATCGATACCAGCAGTTCCGCCCCATAATAGCCAAGCAATAGTTCCAGCCGTCGCTCCACCATCGCTTTCTTTTTTATCAGGTCGATAATTCTGCCGATGTCTATTAAAGCTTGCCATTCTTTTAACAGTTCTAATGCTTAAGTCGGCTCCATTGGATAGGTCTCTTGCTCTCGCAACCCCAACCATTGTGCCACCTCTCCCCCATTTTTCTCTAAGTTCGAGTCCTCTTTTTGCATTATTCTGTGCTGTAATAGGTGCAATTGGCATAATATTTTTATTTTTAGGTTTGTCAATAGTATTTTTTATCGTAAATAGCAACACATCTACATCTAATAGTATTTGCGATGCTACCGTTTGGATCTCGTGGATATTCAAGAGAATCACCACCTACTGAAAATTTATCATCAACACTTATTTTCTGCCCGTCGGCTATAACATGACTAGGTCTTGTTTTAAGATCTAATATTGCAATCCAAGTTTTATTGATTGTTATTTTACCCTTTGCAGTGTCAATATTATTAATTTGATTACTTTCTTGATTTCTTGCAAAACCTTCTGTAATTCCTATAACTTGTTCTCCAATTAATCTCGATCTTGACACCGCGTTATCAAGTAAATTTATTTTAATATTTTTTGCAATATCATTTTTAGCATTTCTAACAATTTTTTCAATAGTTGTAATTCTTTTTTTATCGCCTCCTGTTGCTAATAACTCATTTTGCTCTCTTATCAATACCGATATTTCTTCTGCTTTTATTTGAGTTTGTCTTACAACAACTTCTTTTATTTCATTATTGGAGCTGGCAGTAATTAGATTAGCTTGATTCTCGCTTTCATTAGCAATGAATAAAGCAAAATCTAATTCTAGTTGTTTATTGGCTTCTTCTAGGTCATCAATAGACTTAAATTTAATATCTAGGTCTTTTTCTATTTCTGCTCGCATTGCATAGCCAAAAGTTGCTATTGCTATTCTCATCCCATCTCTAATTTCTTTTATTATCTCAGGCTTATAATTTATAGCAATATCATTAACAGTTAAATAAAACTTCTCAACATCTTCAGCTTGGTTTTTCAATACCTTATAAATTTTATTAGTTAGCTTAGCTTCAAGTGGCAATTTAAGTTCGTTTATTTGCTTTGCTTTCATCCAAAATACTTTGTTGCTAATTTTTGTATTTGTTCTTCGCTGTATTCTTTTTGAGACAGCATCAGGTTAATAAAAAAAGCTTTGTCGCTGGGCTTGTCTCTGTTATCTTCTGTATATCTATCTCTACCGACTGGTATTAGATTTTGCGGTTGATATATTGTATCGCCATTTTCAACGGCTTCATAGCCTCCGATGGCTCTAATTTCATTAAAAGCAAATACACCTGCTTCACGGTAGCTTTTAAGAGTTGCCAATTTTCTTTCCTCTAAAGCATTGATTGAAGCTGGGTCTATTGCGAGTTTATATTCTTTTTCACCGAGAAGAGGTAGTAATTTGTGATTTAAAAAATCAAGGATCTTTTTAGCTTGTGGTAATACACAATTATCATAAAAAGAAATCTGAGCGCTTGAGAAATTAGAAAATGTCATTGTATCTTCATTTAGCAAAGGCAACGGTATTTTTAAGCATTGGAAAATCTTATTAGCTGTTGCTTTTTTAAGTGAACCAAAATCCATATCTTTAATTGACTCACTAAATTTCTCAACTCTAGCTTTGCCAAAAAACATGAAAGGCTTGCCAGAATTTCCATTACCACTTATTTTTTTCATTGTATCTGTCATTGATGCTATCAAGTCATCGCTGGGCATATCATTTTCAACAAAAAAGCCCAATGAAGGCTTGCATTGATTTACAATAACAGAATTATTATGAATTGAAGCATTTAGATATTGGCTTATTTCTAGCTGAGCGGGAGCTAAAAAAGAAATCCCGAATTGCTCGTCAAAGATTGAGATATTAGGGTTTTTTAAGTGTAGTAATATTTTACCATCTCTTGAGCGATAATTATCATCTACATAATTATATTGAACTGTATCGTTTGAAGTATAGAGAATTGATCTAGCTTTCCCAGAGCCGATAGTATCATTAATTGAGATATTTTGAGGCTTAAGTAAGATTAATTCAAAACTAGAGCCAACCTTATTAACATCAATAAAAACATTGCCAGTGATGACATAATATAAAACTACTTCTTGCATAAACTCATAAAAAGTTTGATTTTGATTAACAGTTTCAAGTCTTGTAATTATTTCTGCTTCGCTGTTATATTCTTTTTTTCTATCGATTGCTGTTAGTTGTAAGTTAGCAATAGCATCAGCAATTAAATTAGTAGCAATGGCAACTGGGGAGCATTCATAATAAGATTGAACAAAGAATTTATTAGATTCGTTAAAATAAGTTTTAAATTTATATTCAACTTCTAATTCTTGAGTAGTGTGATAATTAACATTAACATTTTTTTTAAAAAGATTTTTAAACATTTTAGTAATCTAACATTTTGAAGGTTGCTTCTTTATTGATATAAGGAGATAGTGCATATCTTAAAGCATCAATATAATGATTGTTTTTGTCAACAGGTTTTATTAGTGGTTCGTTAGTTATTCTATCAACTTCATAAGAATACGAACACATTTCATTATATAATTGCTTGCATCTAGTGTGAATATTTATCATTTTAAAATTTCGTAGATAAGCTATGCCACCCTCAATACTTCCTTTAGGTTTTTTGCAAGCTAAAATATTATATCCTTGCCTCCTAACATAAGATATACTTTCAGGTCTCGTATTATCTGCATATATAATCCATTTTTTACTATCAGGCAATTTATCAATTAAGCCTGTGTATTCCTCCATCTCAATTTTAATTCCTCCAGCTTCATAGTCAACATATAATTCATTATCAGAAATAAAACATCTAACCATAGCAAGTGGATCGTTGCTAAAACCCCAATCAACACCATAAAAAAATCTATTTTGAAAAATGCTTTTAGGAGTTTCAAAATCTCTATAAACAAATTTATCTTTAAAGATAACAGCATCGCTAATTTGCTTAATATTGCCTTCCCATTTATTTTGATATAACTCAGGGTTGTTCTCTTTATCATAAAGCATTTCTTTTAACAGCGGAGTATCTTCAAAATAAGGGTTGTCATAATAATTAACTTTAACACATATTGAATCAGGTAATGGGTTTTCAACAAACATCTTATAAGTTGGATCTTTTTTATCGTTAGGGTTGAAGCTAGCCCATATCTCGCTATTAGGATTCCTAATTGTGGGGGTTAAATAATCCCAGCTTACACTACTTACTTTTTCAGATTCTTCGCACCAACATAAATCTATCCCTACTGTTGATTTTAGTTGTTGAGGATCGTTGCTAATTCCTTTGAAAATAAATAGACTACCGTTAGAGCTTACAATATTAGTCTTAGTGATTGTGAAATAATCAAATAGTTCATATTTCTTGATGATGTCAACAAATAAACGATGCACCGAATCAGCAATACTAGATTGATATTCTCTGCAACATAATATTCTTATACTATCTTTATCAAATAAAACTCTAGGTTTCAGTGCTAATGTTAAAATAGCTCTTGCAATACTCTCGCTTTTACCTCCGCCCCTGCCACCATAAACAGCTTTGTATCTTGCTTTTTTCTCTAAAAGAAAGCTAAATTTTTTAGGGATTCTTAATTGCATAATATTAAGAAAATAAATAATCTTTTTGCAATTATAAGTGTTTTATCGGGAAAATAGCTATATAACATTAATAAAATAAATATTAGTCTTTTTCGTCGGTGAAAATAACAGTGATTTCAGGTATTTTTATTTTGATTGCTTCTCCATCTTCGCCTGTAATTTCACTTCTTAAGCTAAATTCTTCTTTCCTTTTTCTTTCTGCATACCATTTTGCAGTATTTACATCGCCTTCATTCAAGGCTTTGTTGATGACAAGTATTGATTTTAGTAGGGGTCTTTGCTGTAAAGCCTTGCATTTGTCAAGGAATCCTTCTGTTGCTTGGCAATAGTTATAAAAAGTTTCTCGTGATATATCTGCAAATATGCAAGCATCACTTATGCTAAAGCCTTGCGAGAAAGTATCTTCCATCTTTTTTATGGCTTCTGGTGTCATTATTGTCGGTCTACCATTCTTCTTTTTTTCTTTTAAAACTACAACTT